GATGTCGTACGCTGATCCTCAGTCCGTTACCGTTAACGGTACCGCTATTTCGCTTCCGCGAACTGGCGCTGGTATTGGCACGGGCACTTTCACAAGTGCTGATGGCCTTACCAAGATGTCGGTCTCCCATTCCTACGGGAAGAGGAGCCGTCGTACCATTCGGCTGGACCAGGCCAAAATCTCCGCTGATCCGCTGGTTCCGTCCCAGAACGTTCGATCCAACATGGCTGTTTACATGGTGGTCGACGTTCCGGTGAACGGTTACACAGTGGCAGAGGAGAAGTACCTTGTGGACGCCCTTGTGGCGTACCTCACGGCAGGCACTGGTTCAAAGGTCACCCAGTTGCTGGGTGGAGAGGCCTAACGGACGACCTCTCAAGGCGAGCGACAATCGCTGGGAAGGGCCTTACCCTACTTTAGGGTAGGGGGGCCCATCCACGTTCCTTCACAACTGAGAGGGATACGTGGACAGTCTGATCGCGCTCTTGCAGTGTGTCCTCATTGATTTGGGGACACGATGCGGCACAAGCACCACGAACGACTTCAAAACAGTCGTTCGGCGCGTCGAACACGAAGGGTTATCGTTTCTCACGATAACTCTACCTGGCTTTGCTCGAGACTTCGAAAGAAGTCTCGACCAGGGTTGGGTAGCTGACAGCCATTTCTCGAGTTTCTCGAGATCTGGAGGTCTCCCCCGATTCCTCGGAGGTTTCCTTCAGCTTGTGTTCGACCGCGACACTGGTTGTTTGCTCCAGAGTCCTTCGGCTAGTGCAATCAGGGCCGTGCGTCAGATTTGTCTGATGTTCGGCAAGATCGCACTTCCTTGTTCCCCTGATAGGGTTGACAAGGCTATCCGAGGGTATCTGGAGTGTGAGCAGGATGTTCGACACTCGACTTTAGCGTTCCTTGGTCCTGAAACTGATAGTTTCAATGACTTCGGACGTGTCGGGCGTTTGCTCTGGGCGCCACTTCTCTCGAGCGTAGATACGTGTATCTACAACGAGTCCGTAGTGCCTAGGCATGGGCCTGGAGCCACTGCAGATAAGCTTCGCGGCAACGCGAAGTACAACAATCTGACGTGGACCAGCCGGTTGAATGAGGTCTTCCCTTATTGGGAAAATCTCATTCCATCGGATCATCCCTCCTGGTTGGAGCGGATGGATGCTCTGAACATCCTCGAACCTGGGGATGAGATCGCTGTAAAGGTGATCACTGTCCCCAAGACGCTGAAGACGCCGCGAATCATTGCCGTCGAACCTACCTGTATGCAGTATATGCAACAGGGGATTCTCTCGGTGATGATGGAGCAAATTCCACGCTTTGATCATGCGCGGAATTTCGTAATGTTCGAATCTCAACAGCCAAACCAAAGGCTGGCGAGAGAGGGCTCCATCACTGGAGCCCTCGCCACACTGGATCTCAGTGAAGCTTCGGACCGCGTCTCCAACGAGCATGTACGTCTCCTATTGGCTAACCATCGCGAGTTGCGACGAGCGGTGGATGCTACTAGGAGCCGGAAGGCTCGTGTGCCTGGCTATGGTACTCATGATCCTTGTGAGATTGAGTTGGCCAAGTTCGCGTCCATGGGTTCAGCGCTCTGCTTTCCCTTTGAGGCACTGGTTTTTTGTACAGTGATCTTCATTGGGATTGAAAGAGCGCTCAAGCAGCCACTGACCGAGAAGATCATCAGATCTTTCTACGGTAGGGTGCGCGTCTACGGTGACGATATAATCGTCCCCGTAGAATTTGTGCAATCTGTCACTGAAGCCCTTGAGTCCTATGGATTCAAGGTGAACGTACACAAGTCTTTCTGGACAGGAAAGTTCAGAGAGTCTTGCGGCGCTGAGTTCTATGATGGGACTGATGTTTCTATCGTCCGTGTCAGAGAGCTTCTACCCAGTGGCAGACAGCATGCTGGACAGATCGTTTCCACTGTCGCACTTCGTAATCACTTGTTCCATGGTGGTTACGTGAAGGCTGTGGAATTTCTGGATCGCACTCTTGAAAGGTTAATCCCCTTTCCAGAGATTGGGTGGGACCTAGAAGATGGGGTCCCTGTCCAGAGAACGACTGTCTTAGGGCGTCATTCCTATGATCCGCAAAGCCTAGCGGATCGGATTGACCCAGACCATCAAGTCCCTCTGATCAAGGGTGCGGTGGCTGTTCCGAAGCTTCCAGATTCATTTCTGGATGACTACGGAGCCCTAATGAAGTGGTTCTTGTCAGCTGACAAGAGGAGCAACCACTGGTTGTATCCCGATGTTACTGATGAGGATCATCTCAGCAGAGCTGGACGTCCTGTATCCGTTCGCATCAAGATACAGATGGCACGCCTCTTTTGAGGCGTGGTGGCCAAAAGCCACAGCGAGGGTCGAAGTGACTCTCTCTTGAGTCACATCGAT